ACCCTTTAAAAACGATGATATAGCGCCTAAACCACTGCAAGGGTCATAGTAGGTATCATATTGGTCAAAGACCTCAGGGAACTGCGTATAGAAGCTCTCTAGGGCTATCAGTGGAGTGTTGTATAGCTCATTCTCAGAAATCTCTGACTTATCTTTTCTTTTTGTGTTTGAGCTAGCCATTAGTGTAGCACCTCTGGATTGCTCGGAGTCAAGATGTTAAATTGATCATTCTGTGAGTTTCCATGAGTTGTAACATAGACCCAAATCATCGCAACATCTGGGTAAGGAACTATGCTTAAACCATAAAAGGAAATAGGAGATAGGCAACCTGCATCCACCATCTGTTGCATAGCATCTAAAACTTGTGGGACAGTTATCCTAAACCCAGCTTTAATTGAGTTTATGAGGAATACGGCACATTCAACATTTTGTATAGAGTATCTCATAATATGTTCTCCAAAACTGATGTATCTAAATCTTCAAGAGATCTCTCATAAACTGGAATACCATTTATCTCAAATATCTCTCTTCCCTTTCTATCAAATTGATTGCACATGTAAAATCTAATTTCTTCTCTGCTATATCCACTACTAGCTAATATCTCTTCCATTGTATCTCCTACAGGTTAGGTTTATATATTTATACTACTACTTTTTACACTTATAGTCAACACTACTTAGTATCTTATTTCCCTTTAAGGGACCAAGCTTAATCTTAGCACTAATAATTTATCTTGTAAAGTATTAACGCAGTTAATTTATAGCATTATGTTATAGATCTTGATTTTTCTCTTTTGGTGCGAGTAGCACCTATTTTATTATCTATTAGGATCTTATTATTTAGCTATATAATATCTTTACGGAACGTAAAGAATAACTCTAATAGATATATTTTTAAAATAACGCTTGTGTTATTTAGAAAGTATGTTAAAATAAAGTATTAGCTCTAATCTTAAGTATTAATAAAATACGCTACATTGATAAATCTGTCAACTAATATTTAACTATTAGCTTAAATTAAATCTAATTTCAATATAACTCAATTTAGCTATTGACACTAATACAATATCCGTAGTATAATGTTTATATGGACTAGAGAAAAAAGATAATTAACTTAAGGAGTAGAAATGTCTACCAGATGTAAGTGCTGTAACACAGTACTATTTGACACAGAGATGGCCCAAGTAAATGATAAGACAGGTTTGAGTGAGGATATGTGCGGGAGATGCAGGGCAGGAGCTTATGTGGAGTATAATCACTTTGAAGAACACGAGTATGTCTTAGGTAATTTAAAAGAAGGACTTACACAAGTTTTAGATTCAAAGTATTAATTAAAGCTTGACAGGTGTAGATAATATATGCTAAAATATAGTATATAGTGATTAGTTTATAACAAAATAGTATAACGCTCCCATAGCTCAGTTGGTAGTCCATACGACTCATAATCGTCAGGTCATTGGTTCGAGTCCAATTGTGGAGCACCAAATTCGGATGTGTAGGCACGTATGGATCGTGTTCGGACTGTAAATCCGATCCGTAAGGCAATATAGGTTCGATTCCTATCATATCCACCAACCTTTAAAAACAGGCAGAGGTAATCATAACCTCTCTATTCTTCCAACCTTATAGTCACACCATCAGTATTATCCTCCTCCTAAAGATGTGGTGTGAGTCTGTTTCCCAAATAACACTCCCAATAAATTAAACAATACCAAAAGGAACTCTACATGGCTTTTAAAAAAGGAATGTCAGGCAACCCTCAGGGTAGACCAAAAGGCGCTCACAATAAAGTTAAAGCTGACATAGAGATAGGCAGGGCATTGTCCAAAGGTATGTCTATGCTAGATTTAGTTGAGTTTCTAAGTGAGAGAGTTGCAGATGTTAAAATATCAGACACTCAAAAAACAAAATATGTAAAAATGTTAATTGACACAAAAATAAAACTATTAGAAATGGATATAAAGATAGGCACTAAGAAAGAAGACGAGATATTCAGGCAGAAGAAACAAACAGACGCCGAGATACAGGCTATTAAAGAAACTAGAGAGAACAGGCCAAGTATAAACAATTCAGTAGCTATATTTAAGAATAAAGCTAGCTGACCTAGGAGATGATCTATGAGATCCTTTTTAAGTTTTACAAGTAGAATAGTTTTAGCACTTATAGGCTTACCCTTACTTATAATCCCTACCATGTATGCCACTTATAAAAATTTAGACTACCTGCCTTGGGGATTAGAGAAAATATTTGGTAATCTCGAAGACGGGTGGAATGGCAATCCTTTTTGGAGGATGCACTGGAAGCTAGATGGTACAGTTAGTCTAAACAAAGGCGAGAATGGCTGGTGGGCAGATTACCTAAGACAGAAAGGTGTTATATGGCAGGACTTAGGTTTTTGGGGAAAGTGGTGGTATTCTTACCATTGGGTAGCTATAAGAAATCCCGTATGGAACTTAAGAAACATCCCCTATGTGTCTACCAGTGTTGATGTTAAGGATATAATTAAGTTCAGACATAAAGGCAATGCTCACAACACAAACAGAGACAGTAAAGTAGACCTCTGGTATGACTTCTCTTTTGAAAACTCTGAGGGAGAATTTAAGTCCCACTATAGGCATAAGAGAATTTCTAAAAAATATTTTATACATTTAAGGTGGGGTTGGAAGATATACCCAGAGTTACTCTCTAAACAATCTACGCCTATGTTTAAAGACCGTAGCGTGTATATATTACAAGTGAAACTAATTAAGGCACTATAATGGATATCGTTGATAGAATAAAAATGAAATTCTTTTTAGCCCTAGTCATATTGAACTGGGGAAGTTTAATCCTAATGGCCCTACCACTTCTCATTGTAGCTTACGTAGTTGATAGATTTGTAAAAGGGTTAGATTGGGTATACTCCATCCTACTAGGACAAGACCACTATGCCCACACTATGATGGGAGGTCACTACCTTACGACTATATCTTCTATGCTAGGCCACTTAAAACAAATTGGGAGTGCCACAGGAACCCTATCAGCCGATTTTGTTGATAAATGTTTTAACAAACTGACTGGGGAGATAAATCATTGTACTAACGCTATGCAAAAAGAAGACGATTTCAGATTTAGCCCAGTACGAGCAATCGTAGGCACTTTTTTAATTCAATCTGTAAATTATTTTGTAGTGGTTGGTATTTATACAACATACTTTTAAGGAATTATAATGAGTTCAGTAAAATCAGCAAGAAAATCGGCAATACACAGAAAAGCCATTGATATTACAAAGGCAGTTTCTAACGTAAATAGCACCCTAAACGGTCACATGAGCGAAGTACTTATCTACGCTGCAGCGATGCACAAAATTAATCTTGATGCGATTGCTGCGAGTGATACTGATATGATAATTGATGCAGCCGATGTTGCTTTTTATGATGCTGCGTTTAACGAGCAAGTTTTTGCCTTAAATGCAACATTAGCAAGATTGTTACCGTTACTAGGTTTGCAAACAGGAGAAGTCACCAAAGCCGATTACATTGCATCGGTAAATCAGACACAGCTTACCGAATACATAGACGCGTTTGATAAGGCGTAAGTAATGGCAATTACAACGGCTGATTATGACTATGGGGAAAGGATAACAGGTAATGCTCCCGCTTCTAGTTTAAGTGGGTTTGTTGCACTTATTACATCTGACTGCGTTGACCCTACATTTTTCGATAATGTAGAAAACGGTGGCGGAGATATACGTGTATCTCTTAATAAAAATGGTGATAACCAACTACCTATACAAGTTGAAGTATGCAACACCACGGGTGATATATTATACTTGTGGGTAAGGTTTCCAACTTATTCCCTATTAGCAAGAGAAGTTTATATTTTTGCGGGTAACTCAGGGCAAACACAGCCAGCAGTCACAGCAACGTATGGGCGTAACAATGTCTGGCAGGACTACCTAGCAGTAAACCACGGTAGAGATTTAGTTAATTCCACGGGTGGTAATAATTTTACTGTTTTGGGTACAGCCCCAGTAGCTATCAGCCAAAAGCATGGTTCAGGTTGGGACTTCGGTACTGGTAATGGACTTTTGTTATCTTCTATTTCGGCAGTTGCAAAACCTCAATTCACAATGGAATCATTCGGAGGTTATAAAAATAATGTTTTAAGCCCGTCTGGTGGGGACAATAATTGCGGGGCAGTTAGTTTAGCGGTACAAAATGAGGCTGGCGGTTATGATTATACGCTTTCTGGCTATCAATCAGATACACCATTTTCTAGGCTAGACGCGGTTACACCAAGAAGCGGAACCGACAATAAACTCCACGCCAACGGCAGCAACAAGTACCAAGCTGGCGGTTATTTTGCGTTAACTAGAAACTCATCATCGGATAATATTCTTTATGGGTTTAGTAATAGTTCAGGCGCACAGGAAAGCGGAACATTTAACAGAGTCCCCAACAATCCATTTGATTTAGATACATTCGGCATTGGTGGCAGAGCGGATAGCTCAGAAACATACTATAAAAACGTAACGGTTGAAGCTAGAGCAAGAAT